AGGCCGTCGGCACGCTCGAGGGTCTGATGGGCCAGTGCTACGGTGGCACGCCGTTCCTGCACATGCCACAGAACGTCGTGGCGCACCTGGCAGCCAACCACCTCCTCGAGCGTAAGGGCTCACGGCTTACCACGCCAGCCGGCTCGGTCGTGGTCGGCGCACCGGGCTACCCCGGGACGTCACCGGCCGGCGTTAACCCACCGTTCGGTCAGGAGTGGATGTACGCGACCGGCTCGATCAAGTTGTGGCAATCAGACGTCACCTGGCAGGCGCGCAGCGCACGTGAGTTCCTAAACCGCACCAACAACGACACGGTTCTGATCGCCGAGCAGTGGTTCGCGCTCGGTTGGGACTGCTGTCACTTCGGCTTGCTCACCAGCACCGGCGGAGTCATCACCGGCACCGCCGCGTCACCCACGTAGGAGGGAATTGTGTCAGCGTGGTGCGGACCCGCGGTGCAGGGAACTGTCCTGCGAGTCGTAAAACTTGACGCCTGCGGCGCGCCGGTTACCGGCGCGTCCAGCGCGGTAGTCATCACCAAGGGATATACCTCGATCGCTCCCGAGCCGCAGTACGAGGACGGTGATACGTTCCGGACTAAGACCGCCAACGGTGAGCTGTGTGTCAACTTCGTCGGACCGAACGTCTACGCCAACTCAAACATCACCGTAACGATGTGTGTGCTTGACCCAGACGCCGGCGTCATCATCACCGGTTCACGGCTTATTCTCACCAACTCGGTGACGGGTTCCGGCAACGCGTACGGCTACAACAACCCGGCGGCGCACTTCTCGCTCGAGACGTGGCAGCCGCTGTCTGGCGCCGGCCGGTGCGACCCGGTGACGGGTCTGCAGCGCTACGTCTACTGGGCGTGGCCGCACGTCTTCAACGCCAAGGTCAACGGGTTCAGCATCGAGAACGGGCCGCTTGAGCTCGCGTTTGAGGCCATGACAACCTACCCGTCGGCGCTGTGGGGTGACGGGCCGGGTACCGGCACGTCCTGGCTGCCGGGTGCCATCGACACGACAAACTACATCGATGACTACCTGTGGAACATCACGACCACGCCGCCGCCGAGCGTTCCCGCGGTCTGCGGCGCGTTCCTGCTGACGTAGCGAGGAACTATGCCTTTTGACCTGAGTATGGAGCGACACTGGGGCTGCCCCAATTGTGACTACATGCGTGTCACGTTCAAGCCGGGGAAGCAGGCGGTTATCCACACGTGTCGCGGGCTCAACGGTCTGATCGCGCCGCTGGTCGAAGACGGGGTTAAAGCCAAGGTGATCGCCGTCGAGCGTGAGGATTACATCGGCAGTGACGTCGTGCAGACCGACGGCGAGAACCGGCCGATCATGTCTATCGTCACCGTTCGTGACGACGGTCAGGACTGCCGTGTTCTCGCCCCGGTAGCCACCGCGACCGGCAGCTCGCCGAGGAGGTCATAGTGGCCTGGACCGCGTCTAAGATCTTTCGCGCCTTCCTGGCGGACGTACTCGGAAACGTGGCTGCGTTCGACCTGGACGCTGACGCGCTGCTGGTGGCGCTCTACGACAACGACATCACTCCCGACTCGAACGCGTCATCTGCCAACACCGCGTACAACGCCGGCCAGTGGACCAGCGCCGGCAACGAGGTCTTTCAGGCGATCCAGTGGCCGCAGGGCGGCGTCGCTCTGACGGGACAGACGCTCAACAGCGCGACGTCTGACGTCGTATTTCTTGACGCCAACGACACGGTGTCTGGCTCGGCCGCGACGCTCGCGAACGTCTTCGGTTGTGAAGTCTATGATGACACACTTGCCGCACCCGTCGCTAACCAGGGCATCTGCTACAACTACTTCGGCGGCTCGAACGGCGTCACCAACGGTCAGCTTACCGTAGCCTGGCACGCGAACGGCATCCTGCGCTATACACACACGTAGTGAGGTGGTGCCGTGACCGACACCATCTTCACCGGCCAGACTCCCGTAACCCCCGACTTTGACGGCGCCAACCACGGCTGGGGCATGGAGTTCTCCGTCTCTGCCGTGTGATCATGTACGCAGGGCGGCGTATACATACCGGCGGCCGGCCGGCCGGGAACGTTTTTCTGGCAGCTGTGGCGGATCTCGGACACGACGCTCATCGCTGAGTCGAACATCAACGCCGCCGGTCACGGCACACCGATGGCGGCTGCGTGGTACTACTTCAGCTCGTCGCTGTTTACGACTCCCGGCAACGTGGCGCTTGACCCGGCTGAGGACTACGTCGTCAACGTCTACTTCGTCGGAGACGGCGTCTATACGGATGACGGCAGTGAGACGTTTCCCGTCGGTTCGGGCGGACTGGTTGTCTCAACTACCGGGCGGTTCAACAACGGCGCCGGCCAGGCTAGCATGCCCGCGACGTCATATGAGGCGTACTTCTTCGCGGACGTCGGCGTTGACGCCGCCGGCACGACGGCGAGCGCCGGAAACGCCGCCGGAACGGGGGTAGCCAACGCCGGGGTCGCGTCAGTTCGGGCGTCTACGGGCGTCTCAGGCGGCACAGGTTCGGCGCCGACGCCGCAAGCCACTGTGATGATGACGGTCGGTATCGCGGCGGGTACCGGAGCGGCACTGGACGCGGACGCGTTCGGCGAGCACATCGCGCCCGCGGGTATCGCGTCCGGAGCGGGAGTCGCGGAAGCAGCTACAGTAAACGTTACGGTGACGGCGGGCGTCGCTAGCGGTACCGGGCAGGCGCCGCAGCCCTCCGCGAGAGAGGAGGGTGACGTGCATCTCTACAAGTTTGGTCCGTGTGAGCCGTGGGACGCCGTGTGGCCAGGAGGATCGTGCAGCGTCCTACTGGAGACCGGCGCGGCCGCGGTAACCGGTAGCGCGGTACAGGCCGCGTCGGAGATCCTGTACCAGCTGACCGCGCAGCGCTTCGGACTGTGTAACGTCAAGCTGCGTCCGTGCCGGCAGAGCTGCAGCTCGACGTTTCCCTGGCACACCTGGTGGGAATACGGCACGTATCCGCAGCCGTACTGGTGGGCTGGGACGTGGTACAACCTGGCTTGCGGAATATGTCCGAACGACTCATGCTCATGTGTCGCACTGGAGGAGACCGTCCTTCCCGGGCCGGTCTATGACGTCACCGAGGTGAAGGTCAACGGCGTTGTCCTGACCAAGAACGTCGACTACCGGGTTGATGACTACCGCAAGCTTGTCCGCCTCGGTGGTAACCTGTGGCCGTTCTGCCAAAACATGAACCTCGCCGACACCGAGGTCGACACGTGGTCGGTGTCCGTCGATTACGGCGAGGTTGTCCCGATGCTGGGCCGGCTAGCCGTCGGTGAGCTTGCGAACGAGATCGCTAAGTACCTGCTCTGCCTGGACTGCCAGCTACCGCAGGGAGTTGTCGACATCAGCCGACAGGGCATCTCGATGACGATCGCCAACGTCGCTGACCTGTTCAACACCGGTTTCATCCAGCTGCGTATGTGCGACTTGTTCATCAAGAGCGCCAATCCACACCACTTGGACGCGCGCTCAACTGTATACGATCTGGATGGTCCGCAGCACCGGGCGTGGGGGACAACACCATGATTGAACCTCTGACCGCCGCCGTCATCGTTACCGGCATCGGTATGTGCGTCATCGAGGACCTACAGAACACGCCGGAGTCCGGCGGCGTACCGCAGCGTGTCTGCCTGCTCGTGCCAGGTAACGTAGCGTGGGACGGCTGTGACTGCGGCCAGTTCGCGCAGACGATCCAGGACGACTACCCGACGCTGACGTTTCCCGCGGACGCCTCCGAGCAGGTGATTGGCGTCGGCGGCTGCAACTCGCGTCCTCTGGTCTACACGGTGTTGGCGTCGATCATACGCTGTGTTCCCGGTATGGAGGGAAACTCGATGACGCCGCGACCACCGTCGTGCGACAAGCTGCAGGTCGCGGCGTTCATCATGCAGACTGACGCCTTTGTGCTGCGACGTGCCGTCGAGTGCTGTCTCACGACGCTGCAGGACAGCTACCAGATCGCTAAGTTCAGCGTTGGGCGCGTCTCGCGTGTTGGTCCTGAGGGAAACTGCGCCGGCATCGAGCTGACGTACAAGTTTGAGCTGATCTAGGTGGTGGTACCGTGTCCTCAGTTCACCACGTCTTCAATGAAGCACAGCTGCAGTACATGCTCAAGAGTCCCGCCGGCGCCGTCGCGAAGGATCTCATCAAGCGCGGCAAGCGCGTCGAGTCACGCGCCAAGCGCAACCTAACCGGCACCGGAACGAGTCCGCGCCGGATTAACACGGGACACCTACGCGCCAGCATCAATACCAACCTGCTGATGCGTCCGCAGGGACTGGCCGTCCGCGTCGGTACGGGGGTGTCCTACGCGATCTACGTTCACAACGGCACCGGTCTCTACGGACCGAAACATACTCTCATCCGGCCGAGATTTAGCAAGGTGCTCGTCTTTCGCTCGAAGATCTACGGTGCGAAGAAGGGAAAGTACGCCGGTTTAGTCTTCGCCCGGTATACCCGCGGCATGAAACCGAACCCGTTTCTGACCGACGCGCTACCGGCGTTTCGGACCGCCGGGTAGCTCTGCACCTGAGTCGCTTCTGGGCGTT